CTTGCAATATCTTGTTCGCGCTCTCGTAGTACCTTATAGATATATTTTGCGAAATCAACACCGTCCATGAATTAATATGTTTTACCTCTATTTGGATTGTGTCGGACATCGCCACCTAAAGTAAACTCCCTAACTGGATCTCCTGTTGGAGGTCTAATAGGAACTAAAGGTGTCTTATCCAAAAGACCTTCAGATTCTATGTCTATTAGTTTTTTTATTTCGTTAGAACGTTCAATTATTCGACCAATTCTTTTGTTTGCTCTTTCTTCCTCAGATGGTCTAATCTTTGGTCTTAGTGAAGTTTCTCTTTTTGGTCTTTTTTTAGGTCTCGGTGAAGTTTCAACAGTTCCCATATCTAGCTCCTAATCTATGAGTTCAAAATGTGGCCCATCGATAAATGGACGACGACCTTGTGACCTACGTAAATCAATATACGCATTCATTGCTTCTTCCATAGTGCCTTCCCACTTACGTATATCCATCGGATACGGCATTTCTGGTGTGCCCCATGCAGCCCCCCAACAAATTGGAACACCAATTGTGGTAGCCGCCTCTTTAATTGCATCTGCCAAATCATCGTATAGTTGCAACTCCCATGATGCCCGTCCATTCACATAGGCCATAATATCAAAAGCTTTACCATCAAGATGTTTAGATTTCATCGTTTGAGAGGCACCCTTGGCAACAAGCTCCTTCTGCTGTTCGAGAGTTCTCATCCCTTGCACCACTCCGAAATCGGTTTTAGAGAGCGTGATCGCCATCTTCACAACTTCTTGTAGTCCCTCATCAATTCCTTCCAACCTGTCTAGGCTGCGTCTGCTTAATTTAAAAGCCATTACTTTCTCCTTGTAAATTGTTTGTAGCCTTTTACACCGAATGAGGCTGAAATCGCTATACCCAAGCTGTAAAAATACCAGTCTGGTGCTTTGTGAAGCTGTTCAAATCCCCTGTCTACAATGCCCTCGGCACCTGGTATGAAGGCCAAAATTAATGGAATTGACAACACAATAACGAAAAACTCGTCTTTCCAGGATGTCTTACTATTCTCCGCCATAATGCGCTCCCAATCAGCAACGCTCGTCTTTTCTGACAGTAGTATCTTAGCCTTTGCTTCGGCTTCTGTAAGTTTTAACTTAGCTTCCGCAGCTTGCTTTGTAGTCTTGGCATCTAGCCAGCTACTAGCCAAACCAGCTACTGGTCCTAGTAATTGTCCCAACATTATTTGATAGCCTTCTTTAGTTTCTTTGCCTGACTAGCATGTAGTTTAGACGCTTTCTTTAAACCTTTAATAACTTTCTTAACGCTTTTTTTCTTTGACTTAGTTAGCTTTGTCATTGACCCTTACCCATGTTTGTGAACCCAAAGTATGCTGCTGTTACGCCAGATACAGCAACAACGTATACCGCAGCTATGTCTGCAAGCAAGTTAGACGCTTGTTCTAATCCCATCCAAGAAGCAAGCACAATGGCAAATGGGTATAGAACCATACCGCTTAGAGCAAACCAAGTCATGCGTAGCTGTGCGTCTCTCTTCGCATCAGCGTCTTCCATCATACGGCGGCGATCCTCAAGCATTATTTGACGCTCATCAGGGTCAATCTTTCCGTTGTCGTTCAAATCGTACTTTGCTTTGGGCATTTGCATACTCCTGTACTATCTTTCTATTATATCCCAATATAATTAGTTTACCATTTTTATCATAAGCTGCAAACTTTTTACCTTTTTCTATGACGATGGGCTGTTCACTTCGAGGCAAACCACTTTCATTGAGTTGTGTGTTACCATTACTTTTGCTTTTTCTGCCTGTTGTAGACATTCTTCTTTATCCGAAAATGTAGCAATTTGAAAATATTTTAAGTTGTCGGTGTTTATAAAGTGCAAGAATACTAAAACATAAATCATCTGAAATAATCCCGAATATCAATCCAATCCATGTAATGTAGATATCCCACAGAGCCAACAAAAGCCGTTGTCAGTAGCAAAGCAATTGCTATTAAGGTAAGTGCAAAATCAGCCCTTTCTTGCGCCTCACGCCTCGCCTGGGCTTCTGCCTCACGCTTCTCTTGTAAAACTTCTTTCCTTATGCGGAGCAATGCTTGCCACTGGCTTAATCCTAAATTGTTTGTTACCCATTCGCGCAGCTCCTCTTCGGCCTGTGCAGCTTCACGCTCTTTTGCCCATCTATCTAGCGCAACAGAATTAACGTCTGAACTAGTAACGCCCTTCTTCTGTAACTTTTTCTTGGCTGCATCCGTTGCATCAAAGAAGTTTCCTATTTCTTTTGACAGGCTTGCTACGGTTTTTCCTGCCGCCAGACCAGTTTTTAACCCAGCAAGGATTGTAATGGGGTCCATTGCTATCTACCATCAGACATTGTTGGGCGTCTCGCCAAAAACTCAAGTGTGTTTTCTAAAGTTTTAACTCTAGCTTGCAATTTAATGATTTGGTTAAACTGTAAAATAAAACCTTCTTGCGTTTCGAAAACGTCCTCAAACTCCTCATAAATCTCGTCGATAGTTTCATCACCATCCTCTTCAACCTCAACGATGTAATCAATAATCTCATCTATTCGTTCTTTGTTTTCTTCCACATCGCGAATGAGATTTGTTTTATCGGCCTGGTTGTTCTCTACGGTCAAAACATTAACTGTCTCTTCAAGGTTTTGTATCGTGCTGGCTTGTTGCGCTGTCCACCAGATGAAGCCACCAATTTGTGCTATCACCACACCTACGACAGCAATGCTGACCTTTGGTAACTTATCTGACATCTATCTATATCCTCTACGGGCTACAGCTTCGCGTTGCACATCGATACGTTCACGGTTTACCTCATTCCGTTCGTCTGCGATCTGCTCTTGAAGCTCTAGTCTGGCTGAATCTGTTGTAGCTTGTTGCTCCATTTTCATCTGCTCTAAGTCAAGCTTGGCTTGATCGAGCGATGCTTTTTGCTGGCTTTCCATCTGTTTGATAGCCAACTCCTGCATACGGATATTAACAAGTGGATCTTGTTCTTGTCCGTCCTGTCCTTTGTATGTCAACAGAGGCATGACCTCCTGTAGAAGCTGGGTCTCTACCTGTGCCACACGAGCTTCAATCATATCAGTTTGCATCGGTGGTTGCATCGGTGGTTGTGCACCAACCTGCATCAATGCTGCTTGCTGCGCCTGTTGCTGTTGGATCTCACCCTGCACAATCGTACGAGCCTTCATGTTAACGTGCTGCAATACATGACTAAATAACGCCGCCAATACCTGTGGTGTTTGTTGCAGTATGCTCAATGCCAACAGAGATATGTGCGCTGCGATGTGTGCATCGTGATCTTGTTGTGGATATGCCTGTGGTGTCTTACCGCCAATCATAGCCGCATTCTCCGATGCTGGATCTTGCGGCTGTGGTTTGGGCATAGGTGGCAATATCTCGTCTATATTCTGCACCTCCAATGCTTGGTACATTCTTCTGTAGGCTGCATGTAAGTTGTGCATCTGGGGGTTAGACTGCGCCAACTGCAATTGCGTTTGAGCCAAAGTCACCCGCTGCGCCATCGAGAAGATGTTCGGATCGCTGACTGGGAGGACATCGACCCGGCCATCGAAGTCTTGCGCCTTAACCTGTGATGGTGCACCCGCGACCGCGTACGGGTACATGGGAGGAAGGTTTTCAGCGAAGATACGCGCCAGTAAACGAAACTCCGTTTTCTGTGCGTAGTGCAGACGTTTGTGAATAGCAGACATAACTTTCATGCCGCGTTCAATCAAAGCAACGGTTGTGCCCACTGGCATCTCGTTACTCATATCCCCAATCTGTTGGTCAGCCAAAGCTACGAAACGACGACCGTCCTGTACCAATCCGCCCAGCATAGCCGCCAATGTACCTGATGGTTCTTTATACGGAAGTGGTATGATAGCGTCTCTGATGCTCCCTCCTGGAGCGTCAATGTCCCTCCACTCTCCGGGCTGTAGTGGCTCATCGTCATTGCGTACCCGCACTCCACGGGCTTTAAAACCAGCGGGAAGGTTAGCCAGAGTACCAGCGTCGATCAACTGACGGAGCAAACTGGTAGCCGCTCTGCCCAAGCCACCGATCATATGAATCAAACCAAACCCGTAAAACCCCAAACCGGGCATGAACTTGTAATGCACAAAGTACTGAGTCTTTTTCTTGAGAGGATCTTCCATGCCGTAGTTCCTACGGATAGACAAGATCTGATTGGAGTTCTCATCAATTGTAACAATGTAAGGGAGCTTTATGCCTGTAGGCTCCCCCGTTGCTGGATCTGTATCTTCAAACCCTTCTATATCCAGATCTGCATGGATCTCCAAGATCGTCAGCACATCGTCACTGTAGTTCTTTGATAGACCCTCTAGTTCGTTGACCTTCTGCTTGACAGGATTCTCATCCGATTCTTCCGATGCTTTCAAATCAATATCGCGGTACATTCCCGCATACTGCATCTTCTTAACTTCGTTTTCATCCATGCGTAGAACGTGCGTAACCCTCGTCGCCGTCGCCAGATCCGTAGCCGAATACGGCACAACCAAATCCTGCGCTGGAATAAACTTCGATACCGCCCTCTGTTTTGTAGGATCAAAGTATACTTTCTTGAACGTTGACCCCGATAGCGGTAAGTAAAATAACATCTGATCCATGTCTGGATCGTATTCTTCCATGACTTCCGTAATCTGAAAGTTCATAAAATCCTTGACACGAGTAGCTTGCTCCTCACGAGCAGCGTCTTTCAAACCCACAATATTGGTTCTAACTGGCCCACCCGATGGCAGAAGTTCCTTGTATGCCTGTGCTTGGAACTGAGTCACGCTCTCACTAACCATAGGGTGGGTGATGCCGCTTGCCCCTTCAAACGGCGTTGTCCTGTCCTCTGTCTTTATACCTAATAGGTCAAGACCGTTGACGTATGTGTCTTCCCACTCAGACCGTGAATCGAGATCATCCTTATAAGATCCCCTCAAATCTGAGGACAACGATCCAAGGATCGCATCGTCCAGAAACTCTGCAAGGTTGGCATCAAACGGTATTAACTCTTCCTGTGGCATTTCATCTGCCATCATCAGAGCTTGAACAATGGCTCCACCCATCCCGTCGTCTATGACTTCCGCACCACCTTCAAATTCTTCTGGTGCGTCGATAGGAATCTCTACGTCTGGTAGTCCTTCTGTGTCGTCCAGATCTAAACCTGGTGTGACCATGTTAGGTGGTAATGCCATTAGAATGTTCCTTTAAACTCTGTTCCTTTTATCGCCGCCCGTCCGCCAGAACTCATCTTCTTTTTAGATGAACTAGCATCGTCATATACAGCGTCTATAAAAAGTTCGGCTTTAAATTTTCCCGCTTGTTTAGGGGTCATCTTCCCCTCAAGCACTCTGTTAGTGATAGCTTCGTTCATTTTTTTCTCGAGATCTGTATCAATGTACCGTCCCGTGGGGTGTGGAGTAGGATTTTTTTTCAACCTTTCCTGACGTTGACTTTCAGATTGATAAAACTGAGCACCAGTTTCTGAACGTCTTAACCTAATCTTTTTTGGTTTTTTCTTTTTATCCGCCATCAATAATACACCCTTTTACGGGGCCTCCATTCTAAATCGTCTTCGTTTTCTCCGTTGAGGTAAATGAATCCACCTCTACGAAAACGCATCAGTGCTAATGTCATGCTATCACAAAAGTCGTCATGATCGCCATTAGGAAATGAAACTACTTCTTCGACCACTTCATCAGCAAACTTCTCATGCATCGGTGCCCATATCATACCAGCTTCAAACAATGGCGCAACCATGTGCATTCTACTTATCTTATCATTTCCTTTGCCTG